TTACAACAACTACCATAAGTATTGGAAGGAAGAGGGAAAGGTTTGGCATCCCACATTCTCTGATGATCAACATTGGGTCAAACACACTCCTCAATCTCCCATCTGCATCCAAAAGCGCATCGACAAAGTTCGTCTTGAATATTTTGAGACTGCGTAGTTCTTGAATGGCTTGACATATTGGACGGAGACAGGGTTCGCGATTTCCTATGGTTATCAAAGCATCGTCATTGCATGTGCGCCCCTTTGCAGAGCGCTTACCTTTTGCTTTAATCTCATCAATGCCTAAAATATCATAAAATATTTCAGCCTGTTGTTTTGGTGATGTGTACCAAGTTGAAGCTTTAGGTTTGCGAGGGTAGACGTCAGTGGGGAGGATGGCTTCTAACCAAATGTAACGATCCGCAACGAGACATGCAAGTTCCGCTGAGAGCTTAGCCCGCGCATCGAGATCAATCCGTACGCCACTGATATTCATATTGAGAACAATATCGAATTGTTCCATTTGGAGATCAGCCTGTTCACGTAAGCCAAGTTGATCCACAATGTTCTGCAAATGTGTATTGGCTTGGTACGTTTCAACCCCGTCCGTGCAACAGTAAACCCAATGTTGATCATCAGAGAATGTGGGATGCCAAACCTTTCCCTCTTCCTTCCAATACTTATGGTAGTTGTTGTAAAGACTGGATATGTAGTTGAGTGACTTTGGTTTGGTAGGCCAACAGAGATGGTGTAGGAACATTACATCGGAATAACATTTACTAACATATCCCCAATACAACGCGATGTGTGAGGCATCATAGACGAAGTTCATCCCAATAACTCGAAGGTTGGGGTGGGCATGGAGGTGTCTAATAGCGATGACTATTGCTTGTTCTGCTGCCTCACTCCAATAATGTTCCAAACCACCGAGCTTTGCAAACGGGACGCAAATGGAGTCAAGGTTACTCCATGTGTAACTTATGCAGGTTATGTGTTCGTTGGAGGTTTCAATGTCCTCGGCAAGTAAAAAGAGTCCCTTGTCACACTCGTGGCGAAAGAACTCAAGACGTTGCATTACGTCTTCAAACGAGGGACGAATTTGAAATCGGTAAGGGGGAGGGTTCCAATTGTCTTTGAGCGCCTTTGGCGTTCGCGCCTTCAAGTCATGAACAATGTCGTAGCGCCAAGGCCACGTGCGAAATATTGCCGCTGGGTGGTAGGTTGGGAGAAACTTGAAGCCCCCCACATCCTCACGTGTGTAGAGTTGTGACCCACGCCACTTCCCAATTCCAATAGGGATTTTCCTTGCCCATTTATCATCTATACCAAAACTATCCTCGGTCAATGCCCACAATGCATAGTTGCCAAAGCCAATGACGATCTTGGGGTTGACTATAAGGAGTTGTTGCCGGAGAGTTTCAATACCACGGATTACATTGTCTTTAGGATAAAGGCCGCGCAAGGAGCGTTGGCCAGCCTGACGCGCTTCCTTTGTTAAATTGAAAAAGAGGTGCATGTCGTTGTTGGCTGGGCGTTCGGAAACAACGTTGGTGAGGAAACATTGACTGCGTGCAATGCCGCACTCGGCAAGGATTTTAGTTAATTCATCACCGCTTCTTCCTACGAAGGGCTTGAGTTTTTGTGCCTCATCCTTTCCCCACGACTCACCGACGATGGCAATGGCGGCGTCACGAGGGCCGGAGGTTCCGTAGAATATGTCTGCAGTATCAGCAATCATTTACCGTTTCCATGTTCGATAGGGGAGGTCTTGGCGTCTGCGCGTTCAGTAATTTTCTCAGAGAGAAAGGCCAGTGGTTCGCTCATAGCACATTCCATGCAGACCCAGCCGCTGTGCTTGTGTAGCTGTTTTGCGATGTCCTCATCCGGCCCCATGATGGCGGCAATACCAGCAGCCGCAGACCCGCCCATCATCATTTCCATACCGTGCTGGCGTTGGAGAGCTCCAATATTGCAAACCATGTAGCGGATATCGGCGATGTAAAACGTCAGATTATTATCGTGCATGACTCCCTTCCCACAACTCACGCACTTTTGAATTTCCGACTGTTTAATGCCGGGGAGATCGTGAGGGTCAGTCATCAGTTTCTCCTAATTCTGAAAGGTTAAGATTTGCAATTGCATGCGCTTCCTTATTCTTCTCAACTCCCCATGCTTCAAGGTTGAGTTCTTCCGCCGCTTTGAAAATCGTCCCCGAACCACAACAGGGGTCGAGAACTTTATCGCCGGGGAAACAACTTCGGCCTAAGATTGTGGAATAGAGTTCAGTTGGCTTTTGCGCCGCAACGTCTTTAGTCCTAGCCGTCGATGCATCTATCACGTCGCGGTATACCTGGGCAAAAGGTTTGGAACCCTTGACTGCGAATAGGATGAGTTCATAACAACGGCGGAAGCCCTTGTTGTGGGAAGGGGCATGGGAGGAGGATGAGGTCTTGTTCCATATGAGCGGGGTTCGCCAAACTTTCCAACCTACGTCGGAGGCAAGTTCCTTTAAGGATGCAAATAAATCAATGTCGCAGAAAAGAAATAAGTGTGCATTCTCTACTGTTAATTGATAGCCAATATCAAAGATTGAAATTGCGAGCTGTTCAGCAACTTCAAAACTATCATCATATGTGTGAGCATGTTGTGCATTATCTCCGAATGAGTTTGCCCCCACACCATATGGAGGATCAGCAATAATACATGTGAAGTCTTTTGGAAGTTGTTCAATTGTTGACTTCTTATTGAAGTCCCCATGAATAAGCGTATGGGCTGATTTATAAACCTTTCCACGCCGCGTAAGTTCCATTGACAGTTCCGCCTCCATTTGACGGCTTACAATACTGTGAGCTTGAGTCAACGAGGTCGCATTTGCAACCTCAGGGTTGTCAAGATAACTAGCGACTAAACGTGCTTGAGAAATTTCACGTTCAGCTTGTTTGATTGATGAACCGCGCTCGCCAGATGGACTCGCAGCAGCAATTTCCTTTGCGGTTGTACGATTTGTTTGCTTAGGATTTTGTGCCAGACGTAATTCATGGAGTTCATCAAGTGCTGCAGTTTTTTCTTGCCATGTGAGATCTTCGCGTATTATGTTTTCTTCGAGTTCCGCCTCACGAACTTGGATTGCGTCGAGGTCGCTGTTGATGAGAATGTATGGGATCGTGCCGGGGGGGACCGCTATTCCATCATGAAAATATAAGAGATTTAAATTGGATAAATGTTGAATGGCGCGGAGGCGACGTTCACCTGCGACGAGGATAATTTTGTCAACTTCTTCCCTGCAAACAACGGGGTGGAAGAGTCCCTTTTCGGCGATGGAGTCAGCAAGGTTTACAACTCGTGCGCGGTCGAAAAGCTTGCGTTGGCGAGGACCGAGAGTGATTTCGGCAAGGGGGATTGTTTTCATTAGTAGCTATCCTTATGACCACAATGAATGCAGCGTTTTATTATAGTAAAACGAGTTGTCGACCGGATTAGGTTTACTGGATCCAATCCTATTTTAGGTCTTACCGCCTCCCATTCATGACGACATTGATAACCTCGTCCGCGACAACATCGACATTGCCCAATGAGAATTTTATCCTCGCCTGTGCCAAGACATACGGGACAGCGATGGGGGCCTAACTTTGTCATATTTAATTCCGCTTGTTGGGGAAACTAGCCATAAAACTGCTGAGAAAACTGTTCGTCGCGCGCTTTCTCAGAAGCCTTCAAGCGCCGCTCGGCACACCTTGTACACCAGTATCCATAACTTTGATTTTGTGTTCCTCGTAAAATACCGTGTGCGACTTTTCCACATGGACACTTCGGGAGCTTTTCAAACCAGCGTAACTCGGTTGTCTCATACGTTTTCATCTGCTGCTTTCTTCTCGATGATATCGCTCATCATCTGTGACAGCTGCCGTGCTACGTCCTCGGTTGCACTGACAGAATGTGTGGCCGGTTGCGTATGCAGAACGCAGGCAAACAGGTCGATCATTTCAACCTTAGCCGCGAGAAGTTCATTCGTGCGGCGGAGTGAAAGAATCTCCTGTCGGGCTTTCTCCAGCAAGTTTATGATATCTTTATGATCTAGTTCCATTGTGCTCTCCCTTGTTTCAATTCTATTAGTTTCGCTGCGCGCCTTGCAGCCCTAGCCTTTTGCTTTGTCCCGAAGTGAGGTAAATATCTCATACGTGGGTTCTTTTTCTTTGCCTCTTTAAGCTGTATCGACGGTGGGATATTAGGCTTGAGGGGTATTTTGTCCATCTCACGACACCAACGTAAGCCGTTCAACAGCCCTCGTTATCCCCGTGTAAAGCCAGCGACTCCGTTCCTGTTGCTTCCATGAGAGGAAGCCATCATCATAGAAGACAACGTGGTCCCATTGAGAACCCTGGGACTTATGAACTGTTATCGCATACCCGTAGTCGAATTCTTCTGCGTCCTGAAAGTCCCACCACTTCATTTCCTTCAAGGTGCCAGGGTATTTGTACTCGTCGAAGTAGGCACGCAGAATAGGACAATCGAACTCGACGCCGTCCTCCGACAGGAGGGTGTAATCCATGAACGTATCGTACTCGTCACCTTTTTTAACAACGGTGCACATCAAGCCGTTGAAGATATTGAGCTTGGCATTGTTACGGAGGCAGATAAGTTTATCACCGGGGATAGGGTAGCGACTGGAAAGATTAAGCGTTGCACGCATCCGTTGGTTGAGCTGGCGCCGGGTGATGTTCTTCCCTGTGAGTATTTGATCACATTCGATAACATCGTGCTGGGCAAGGTCTGCAATCTTTATTTTCCTCGAGGAACCATATTCTCCATAGCCGATCCCCTGACCAGTGCGGGCCTTCATACTGAGTTTTATTATTGGGTTGTCGAGGGCCTGGCGATGGATGGTTTCGAGGAGGATGTTAGGTTTGGCCCGGACTAGCGCGCCGGTGCCGCTGATTGGAGGAAGTTGCCCGGGGTCGCCGAGGACGAGGAGGGTACATCCAAAGGAGAGAATGTCATCCTTCATAACATCATTGACCATTGAACACTCGTCGAGGACGAATAAGCCAGCATCGCCAAGTTCGCTTTCCTCGTTAAGTTCGAAGTGCATTTGTTCAGCGTCTTTGAGTTCCTTTTGAAGGTTCTTGAGTTCTTCTTTATCATCAGAATCAAGTTCGTCAATTGCAACTTTGACCTTAGCCGCGTGTTCTTTGGAAGGAGGAACTGGACGGTAGATAAGCGAGTGAATTGTCCTCGCAGGAAGTCCGTGCCGCCGCATGACGAGGGCAGCTTTGCCTGTGAAGGCGCCGAAGAGAACTGAACCTTTGACCTCGCGTATTATCTCACGAGTTATTGTTGTCTTGCCGGTTCCTGCAAAGCCAAATATACGGAATATTGGGTGAGTGTAAGAAACTTCGCTTTCAAACCAGTCCAAGAAGAGGTCCTTGGCTGCTTGTTGTTCAGGGAAAAGTTCAATTTTTGTTGACGTGTCCATGAGAGTTCTCTCTCTAAAAAACTGGGGGTAGGAGTTGAACGGCGTGCAACGAGACCCCTACCCCCATAAGTTAAACGCGGATGTACCTGTTGCTTTTAGACGACGCCGACCGGGAGGGTCTTGTCTACCCGATTGTAAAGGATCGTGTCGTCGTCCTTGTCAGGCTTGATGCTGACCGAGATCTTGATCGGTCCAGCGCCCTTGAGCATTGCAAAGTTCCAAGGTCCACCCGAGTTCTGCCCAACCGCCTCACGGAGCCGGCCGAGTTTGACATTCTTGTTGGGGCCGAGAGCGATCGCTCCATTGGTATCAATGTCGAGGAAGATACCTTGAATGACCATAAGTTGCTCCATACCCATCGCTTCGCAAAGTTCGTCGACGCCAACGAGTTTGTGGTATACGTCGAGAACTACGGACTCCTTCGCTGCACGTATACGGATATCGTCGATCACCGAGTGGTAATCGTCGGCAGGGACTGGAGTATACTTCGTATCCATTTCCCCTTCGACTTCCGTTTGCATGAAGGATTCTGCGTCGAATGTACTTTCTTCAGCCATGATGTATAGCCTTTCTATGCTTCAGTTTCAGCTTCAGCTTCAGTTAGGTTTCTCTCGGCCACTACAGTCAACGCCTTCCACGCCGTAACCACCTGGCCGAATGATGGCTTTAGCTTTTCACCCAGTGGAAGGAGCCGATGCTTGAGGTCTACGTTTGCGGCCATTGTAGACCAATAATAATCTGTGCCCTCACGGTAGCAATAAACCACGTCGGAGAAGTCCTTGGGAAGTTTGGGGGCCAGCTTTTGACCTAATGCCCCCACCATGATCTTGGTTCCAAGGCCGATTTCATCCGGTTCGCGGTCAACGTGGGCGGTTAGGACGTAGAAACATTTAAGATCAACGCAACATTTTTTAATGAATTTCTCCTCGGCGTTCATAGCGACACCGTATTCACCCTTGTGCGCGGTGGGTTTGGCGCCGACGATTAAGTCATACGCCATTGTGTTTATGCCAGAGAGGGAGTCATGGACGAAGGCACGCTCTGGTCCCCAAGAGTCAGCGGGGCCGAACTCCTCCTTGGTGCGATCGTCTATGAAGTTTCTCGCACTTACAATCAACTGCATGAATTGTTGATAGGACTGTTTTGCAATTCCCTGCTTGATTTCGGACAACTCCTTATAACCCATCATGTTGATAGTTGTGGCCATTTTAAGGAGTACATCCCACGAGGGAGAGGCGGATGCTATGTAAGTCCAGTGAAGCATTTCCATTGGAAGTTTGCGTTCTTCCATGGCTGAAATGAGGGACTCTTGCCCACCGGGATCAGTTATGGTTACGAAGGTTTCAATCCCTGCCTCGATCAGCGTTGTGATGGCGGTGGTTTTGCCGCTGCCGACTGCACCCATGAGGAGTGTTTTGCTGCCCCGTACGAGGGGTGCAGGTGGTGACTTAGGTTTGGGTGTTGGCTTCAAGTCGGGGACTGCCATATCATAACCTCATACTGTAAGAGTTCAATGGGAAGATTTTGAATGTAATAATCGGCGGAGTTCCAATCAATTAATGAACCGCCGCCACAGTCTGGACAAGGATGGACTCGAATGGTCCAGTCTTTTAAACCATATATCCTCGCCCAGATGCGGCCACAACTTTGGCAAAAATGTGCTTCACTCCATAAACAACGTGGGTCGGCGGAGACTTCATTCGTTATGTCTATTTTGAAGTGACGACTGTTGATGACATAACGAATGGGGTAGTAAGTAAGTTCGGGTTCGGGCATCGAAAGGGCTTATGCAACGCCGTCGAGAATTGCCATTAAACGATGTAAACGGGATAATTCCTCACTCAGTATATCAAGGTGATACCTGAGTAAGTTTACACTCCCGTCTGGAAGTGGAGTATCGACTGTTTCCTCGAGTTGGTTATTTGGCTCCATATCCAACCCAATCCTTTGGCGAAGGTCATCCAGCCGAGAAATGATTTCACTTATCTGCTGGTTGCTTTCCGTAAGGGTGTCAAGGAGACTATTGAGTTTTGAAATAGGCTTCACGGTCGAATTGCCGTGGGAACCTGCGACTTCGCGAGCAGTATTCGGGTTTATTGTTCCTTGAGGTATCGCCATCACATTAATTCCTTTATGTTTGCGATGATTTCGTACTGAGGTCCACCCTTTGGCCAGGTGGGGTCTTTCTCCAATGGGTTCCATTCCCTACGTTGGTAGTTGGAGAATTGGTTCTCGGGAGTCGCGCTAATACAGAGGGGGATAAAGACACACCCTCCATAATTGCCACAGGCATCCCCAAATGAAAGAGTCCAGTCGTTGGTTTTCCAACACTCTACCATTTTGCGTAGCTTCTTGTTCATAGTCTCCCACCAGCGGTCAATCTGCCACTGTGGGTATTGTTCGAGAACCTCTCGCTGGTGGTACATGGTTTTGAGGATTTGAATACCACGGATTACTGCAATGTCAACCTTGTAACCGTTTTGTTGAAGAGCATAGCAATACCCCATGAACTGTCCACGCATTCCCCAGATAGCATCCCAATCACCATAGAATGCTTTGGTTGTTTTCTCATCCACGATGCAAAGAAACTGGTTGTCGTAGTTTGCGAGCATGTCGAAGCGGCCGGCGAACACGACTGGCTCGTTGGTGTCGGGGTTGAGCACGTCGCTTATGATGGAGAAGGAGTACTCGACTGCGGCGCTGCCGTCGGAAAGTATGAGGGGTTGGTAAAGGTCGGTCTCAAAGGGGTAGGTGTTGAGGTAGTCCTCCAATGCACCGACCATAGCCTCGCAGGTTTTAGGGTTCTTCTCGGGGGGATCGAAGTCTCCCCAGAACTCCATGATCCCACGGGCACCGGCTATTAGTGCATCATTTTGTGAGAGTTTGTATTTGTAATAACCTGTCCTTGCGATCGCAATGCCGTGAGAGAAAGCACCGCCGGCGTGGAGATCAGGGCTGATTGCTAACGGGGAGAGTTTGTGTCCGAACTCGTAACACCACTTTTGTTCACAAGAGTCGAATGCGCTCATCATGGTAGAGTCTACAAGACTCGGGAAAGGGAATTGGGGGAGGGGCATTAAGCTTGCTCCGAAGCAATGAGTTTGTCAACTGCGGCTTCAAGTCTTTCCGATATTTCTGTTAAAGACTGGTTAAAACGAACTTCGGTTAATTCATATGCTGCATTACGTATACGCAAGCGCCCGAGTTCTTTAAACACGTCGTCAATTTCTTGCCTCCTTCCAAATGTACAGCCATCAACACAATCTACCCATATGCTATGGAGATCACTGACTGCATCATGCACAAGCTTTTGCGCGGGAGTTAGGTCCTTAGTCTTTGTCATTTGCTAGCGCCTTCCTAATATTGAATGTACGCTTGGGACGGGAAACAACGAGTGTAGTTCCATCAATTTCAAATGAAATGAGTGGGGCGGTTAGAACTAAATCGTCGGGGGCATTGTCTGACTGGGCTATTGATGTTCTAAATCCATAAATGTGATTGCGGAGACGAATGGCTTCGACTTTACTATTAAATGGAATGCGAATAGGCTTCTTCATTGCATGACGAAGGAGTTCGGAATACTCGATTGGGTAGTCGAGGAAGAGGCGGGGGGTGGACATTATCTTCCTTGCAACCCCCGTACTATAGCTCCAGCAATTGCTGATGAGCCTATCTCCCCGTAGGCGTTTGGCTCGTTCAACGCGTCCGCAATCCGTTTGAGGCTGATTGCGATGGATATCAGTTCGGGGGATGCAAGTGCAGGAGAGTTTTCGACTCCAGGTATATTTGGTTCCATGCGTTTAAATAACTCGGCAATGTTGGTATCCATTGTTAGAAATCCTTGAGCGAAATGACTGGCACGTCCTTCTTCGTCCCCGTACTCTTTGCAGCACTCGAGCGGGAAAGGCGGATCAACCTTACCGAGTCACGAATTTCATCGTCCGAAACTTCCTCACCATCGTTAATACGCCGCCGGACGTTGAGAATGTAAGTGGTGCGCGCCTGCGAGTCCATCGAGTCAATGTCGAGTATGGTTGGGGGCGCGGCTTCCTCAACTGTTTCGTTCAAGTTTTCTTCGTTCATCACTGTTTTCCTCCGATAGATATGAACTGAGGAGTCTGGTAATGAGTTTACTCCTCCGTCCATACCCAGGTTTATGGATTGATGCATCGTAGAGATGTATCTCCAAACGAGCCAGAAGCGACTCGGGGATGGACACGCTAATCTCTCGATGAGTTGAATTTGGCATGGTTTATTATACGGGGGGATTACCCAATTGTCAAACGATTTTGTTTTAGGTGAAGTCGTCGGGGGGACCTCGGTCATGGTCACGGTAATCACCGAAGGTTCCATCCTCGTTGGTTTCGTCAAGGTCGCGGTTTTTCTCCTCGACTGACTTGTCAAGGTTGGCAGGTTCACCTTCGCTATTGCCGAGTGCGAAGGGTTCCGCAGTGTTTTCAACTGCAGCTACTTCGCGATAGGTTATGGTAATTTTAACCCCTGACATGAATTTGACAGATACTACCCGTTCATCCTCGATCATCTGTGTGATCTTGGCAGATAGAAATCCTGGTATATAACCTATGTGATTGTCGCCGTCGATGAGCACTTTGACAGCTGTGGAGTCGAATTTGTTATCGGGCTCGGGTTCGAGTTTGAGTGATGTTGTTGCGGGCACGCCTGCAAGTAGTTCCTTTGCCCCTTTGCGGAACTTGACACCTGCAATATATGTGTTGATGATGAGCATAAGTTTATCCTTTTGGTTTGGGGGTGTAGTGGCTGGGCATGTCAGCTTATTGATCTCCCACAGGCAACGCTCGGCACCTTCTGTAGCGGGCTGGGCGTCCGATGTCCATTCGTAAACTGATTTTATAACTGCTTGTAGCCGTTCGATTTCAGTGATCCATGGCACTGCAAGATGCGGCACAATTCGACCTCTTGCTTGATCATATCCTTCACCTTTGATACCAGCTTCTTCCAAGGCGGCTACAAGCGGGTATATTGTGCTTGACCAGCCCATGCTTTGAGCGCCAATCACGTTGTTTCTGATATCATTTATTTTAGTAAGTGCTGTCCGCAACCGTTCGATTTCGTCATCAGCCACTTCGCTATCCTTTCGGGTTTGGGTCTCCAAGTACTTTTGCGAACGCTTCGATGGCCTCACGCATATCAGCGATTTGTTGTGAGGTTAAGTTAAAACCTCGGGTCTTGCAATAGAGCAAAGCATATCGACGCAGTCGATCAATGCTCGCGATTAACTGTGCCGCATCTTGCGTCGTTGGTTTATCGGTTTTTCTGAAACTCATTGCGTATTGAGTTATTATGGAAAGTGAACCCATAAGCCTTGGGTATACTTTGAGTTCGCCTTCGGTCATCTCGTCAACGTCTCGCATGATTTTAGTCCTTTGCTAAAAATTTCTTAATGGCCTCGGTTCCTTCGGAACGCTCGACTTTTGAAAGAGGGTCGGGGGTAAGGATAGTGGTTAGTTCGGGGATAGTTATCCCTGCAGCCTTGATATATTCGAGGAAATTGTTATCAACTGGTGTGCAACATAAGTTGCCACCGGGGGATAAGGTGAACTGGACTGAATTGGCAATGGTTGTGAGGGAGTGGTCCTCACGGCGCATTGCGACTCGGAGAGCGTGAAGGCGTGCGCGAAGTCGAATTGCTGCCTTCTCATCCTCGAGGGGAATAATGATTTCCTCTCTTGCTGCACGTTTGAAGAGTTCGAGGAGTTCGGGGGCGAATGAACTTACTGGCATGAGGTTATTCCCGCTTTGCACTTTCAACGAAAGTTGCTATTATTGTTTTCACTATTGTAGTGTGGGCTGCTTTTTCATTTTTGAAATGCTTGAGCATAACACCTGCTACTTCTACGATTGCACAGATTGTTGCGAATATGACTAATCTGTGCGGCATACCTCCTGTCATAAAGATATCGGTCATACGCAACGCCTGCTTCATTGTTTCTGTATAGATGTGTTTCCGGACGTCGTTGAAGATTTGTTCAGTGTCTTGGCTATGCTCTTGCATCACGAGGGTTCCTTCTTAATCCTCATAGTGTTTCTTGACACGTTATTGTAAAGGGTTTCAGTTCCGATCTCCGCGATGAGTTCTGAAGAGAAAAGCTGCGAGGCAGGTCCGTAGATCATGCTCCCTTTGTGTTTACCAGAGATTATGACGTAGCGAATGCTGTTTGATCGCAACAGGATCTTAACCGGCTGGACTTCGTATTCGCCGGGAGGAATGAGTTTGAGGTCCGCGGAGGTTGTTTCGTAAGTGTTACTGAGTGTGAGTTCTTTTGACATTGAAATGGCTCCAAGTTAAAGAGGGAGGGGCTTTGCATCGTTACGGGTGGGAACTACTTAACCCCTCCCTCGAAACGAAATGTGAGGGCTTTTTGCTCACTACGCCATTGGGGACAAGATAATCACCTCCTTTTCTTGGGGTTCTGGGCCAAGCGGCCATCGCCGCTAGAAGGGAATGTCGTCGTCGTCGCGACAAGGACTTTCTATTATGAAAGCCTTTTCCAAATCAGTTGCATGTTGCTCTGCAGGACTAAGTAAGCTTTTTGGGCATTCCCACTCGACAATGTCGATTTCCTCCTCGACCATGTGGGTTGGCTCCTTTACCATAACAGCAGTTGGGCTAATAAACCTTTCCACCATGACCTTCTTTTTTCCCACAACGAGTCGCACGCATACGTCCTTTCGATTAAAGCAGGCTTTTAATTTCACACGCCCACTGAATGCTTTTGTAAGATTGAAGAATGTTTCAGTTTGTTCACGTGTGAAAGTTTTGAACATCCTTGCATATTTATCTGCGAGGACGCGGCTGTCGGCCTCACCAAAGGCATAGATGGTGAGGATCAGGTCGGGGAAGACAGCTTCGGGATTGGCTTCAAAGAAGTCAGCAAGTTCTCGAAGTCCATTGATGGTGGCTTCGCGGGAATGTTCTGTGGGCATGATGAAACTCCTAACTAAGTGTCCATATTTCAGGATCACTCGATGTGCCACGAACTTGACACTTGTCACCACATTGGGGGCAAGGTCGGTCTATGATACCTTTTAAGATGTCACCATCACTTGCTAGTTTATGCCGTCCGCGAAACTCCGCGCCGCAGATACAGCTAATTGTTTGGTCAATTTCAGGCCACCATTCTCGCTTGGTATCTATGACTGTTTTCATGATTGGTCCTTAAAAGTAACCCAATCCAAATTCGTTCTTGGGGGTTGTTTCCTTCTCCGGCTCTACGTAAGCTGCCAGCTTTCCATTGGAGAAAGTGAATGGGGGGAGCTTGTCCTCGGGGAACATCTCGAGTTGTAAGCCGTTGACTGTTTCAAAGCAAACGGGACAGGCCTCTATGCTTGTGTTGATGTGAATGATTTCGCGGAATGAGGAATGTGCCCGAGCGGGGAGGAGAATGCGGGCGTTTCGGAGGTTGACTAACTCCTCCCACATGAGGGTTCGGGGGTTGGGGGCAAGGTACTCGCAGCCGCATTGACATTTGCGGTGCTCGATTATGAGAATGAGTGGCTTGATGTGGGCTGGCGGCTGGTTGCCGTTCATGGCGAGGTTCCTTACAATGTAACTTGGAAGCGCTCCTTGATTTGGACTCGGGAAAAGTCGAGGAGGGTTGCCTCGGTGGGGTTCCAGTTGTCGAGGATGATTTCTGGAATGCCGGGCCAGCTTTGTCGGCCACTGTAGGTTTCAATTACAGGGCAGGAGCAGCCGGGGAGATCGGCGAAGAGGCTTTTCTGAGGTACGCCGCAATTCCAAACAGCAGCAGCCGCTGTTGATGCAACACGACTTATGTTGAGGCGTTCCAGTGCGTTAAGCAATTGGAATGCGGTGAATTCTGCAGCCTGTGCAAAATCCGCAACGCGTTGCATTTGGGAAAGCCCTGGTTTTAACAGTGCTTCGATTTGGAGAAAGTGGTGGAGTTGCAACTCCTTCGCCGCTTCGAGGTTGGGGTCTGGGTTGATGAGGTTGGTTACGAGGGTTGAGGTTGAAGTGTCAAACATGGAAGGGCTCCTATTTACGAGTTAAAGTTAACCACCATAGAATGATAGAACAACCTATTCTAGCAAGGAAGGGCAGTTCTTGTTTAGACTTCTCAAGTATCGTTTTGGCTTCCACGAGTTCTTCATTGGAAACTTGTTGGCCGGTTTTAATTCGCCGGCGAATTTCGAGAATGAAAGAGGAGTCGATGGGGTTCATAGTGTTAGCTGTTTTATGAAACCTATGTACATGATGGGCTGCATGAGGGTTACTCCCTTGTGACTTCGATTTCGAGCTTGTTCCAGTCGAGAATGGATTGCCCTTGCATTTCGTCGGGGAGTTTGTCCATGCGAAGCACTATTTGCTCCCCGATCCCCGAAACGAAGTTGCATTCGGTTTTGCCATCTGCCATTGGACCTTTAGGCCCGCTTAACTTCCAGTGTATCTTCATTTGATTTTCCTAATATGTTTGTTTCAGTTTAATGGCCCATTATACCCCATGATTACCCAAATGTCAAATGAAATCGACGAGGTAGTAATGAAGCTGGTCGATTTATTTAAATGGGTCGCTGGGGGGGTTGAGGGTGTTAAAAAAGGTAACATCGCAATGTTGCGCCGTTACCCATATTCCCCTAGTATGTCCTGATATGTCCCTATGTGTCCTGATATGTTCTGGTATTGTCTGATAGCCTAATATGGGTGGGGGGTGGCATACCCATATGTGTCATTTTACCGGAGAGCGTAAGGGTTAGGGAAAGGGGTTAAGGTGAAAGCAAGTCCTGCTGTTATAGTTAAAAAAAATTAAAAAAAAAAAGTACCTAAGAGCTTTACGCCCTTAGCCCCCATACAGGTGAAAG